TTTTTTTTTTTTGTGTATCACTGTCAAAGAATCAACTAACTAACAACTACTAACAGCAACATACATACGAGGTGTGACGGCTCTTCCATATAGGCTCGTCAAGCGGATCTTTGGTTACTCCGCCACACCAGACATGTAGTTGACTGCTTTGGTCTATAGGACTCAATATAATTATACTCTACTCATACTAGCATAATTACGTGCTTACCATTGTGTATGAGACTGAATCCACAAGCAAGGCTAGGGATTGTATGTCAAACAAATCTACAGAAACCACTAATACAGATATAGAACTGCTCAAAAAGATCAAAGACCTCAATAGCAAAATCCATAAACATAAGACTAGCAGCAGCTATAGTACTAATAAGAATAACAGAAAAGCATTTAAACCAAGTACTGAAATCCTCAAAGAATAAAGACCAACTCCAATTACAAGAATAAGCAAAATCATGCCAGGTATTAACCTGACATGCATAGAAGAAAAGATTAAAAAGCCACTCAAAAAGAATAGCATAACAGCACATCATACAAAGAAAAAGGATAAGCTGGTTCATGTTTAGTTGAACTAATTGATAATCTCATCAACCATTTCCACTTCTTCCTCTAGGAAAGAAGGGCTCTGCACAGTTGGAGTAGTAGGAGGTGCTGGGGTAAAGACTAGGGCATCAACATTTAGATCCTGTTGGGACTGAGACCTTCTAATCTGACTTGGTTTAGAGTAAGCCGAAACTTGCTCAAGGAACCTCGGAAGGTTCTTGTCAGTTTTAGGAACCTTCATCACATAATGATATGTGATCTCAACAAAATCACCCGCCTCTTTGGTGGTAATTTCGCTACCAAAAGCTATAGCAGCCTGAGTTGGAAGTAGCTCAGCAATTGTTGGAAAATGCTTAGCCTCAACGCCATTCTGGATCAAATCACTGTCACCAAAATTCCTAGCGACAGAACGTGGTCCAAAGCATTTCTTAACATCTTCATCAGAATTTGGAACACGCTTCCACTCAGGTTTGTCCATCTGCTTACGAGTCTGTTTAGGGCTCGGTGCAGGTGAAACAGCTCTGCTCTTTTGTTTTGGTGTATTACGACCACTCTGGGGTTTATTCTGGGTGCCTGAAATACCTAAGTCAGCTAAAGCCTGTTTAACTGCAGCAACAATGTCAACAGATTGAGACTGTTGTTGGAATCTAGGTGTTTGCTGACCACTGCGGCTCTGACTTTGGTTACGAGATCTAGACTGAGAACGTGAAGCACTTCTAGAAGTTGATTCAACAATCATCAGGTCTGAAGGTAACTGAAAGCCAAACTGCGGTGTAATAGGTTCCCTATTACGATTCCGCACACCAAGACCTGTGGGGTTAGTTTTAGCACCATCAATAGCAACCCAATGGACGCCCTGAATGCGCTTTCTAAAAGGAGCTTCTGCATGAGGACCAGTACCAAGGTAGTAAAAATGCCAGTTAGAAGGCTGATCCTTACGTTGGCCCTTTTGCATGCGCCAGCGTTTCTGTTCAACCCAATAACCAATCTGTTGCTCTGAATTGCCTTTGCCTGTTGGAACTCCATTCCTAGGCATAACATTCCAGAAGTTTTTATCACTCGTAACACGCAAAGGCGCAAAGAGTGAAAGGGGTATTCTAGGTTTACGACCACGAGATTCAGCCTCAACGGCGTCACCCCAATTAACTGTGGCCATATTCGTTTAGTTTAGACTAAATGCAGCAATCTGTCATTTTCTGTCAAATTATCACTACTATTTGATAAAGCAGAATAGTCACCGTGCTTACTTCTGACATAAAAAGCCCAACCAGTGTTGGTGCTAGCATTAAGGGAACGTCCCGCACGAGTATAAATAATAGTCGTGCTAGGTTTAGCAACGGTAACAAATTGCGGTAAGTGTGCAGGTTGCACACCAGTAGCAATTCTGATGCCATCGAAAAAGAGTGTTCCACTTAAAATCGTCAGAGTAATGCCTGTAGGTGCCACTGGCATAGGTATCGAGTAGGATCTACCAAAGACAGAAATGACAGCAATAGCGTCCGTTTCAGGGTTAAAAGCCCAGAAAGTACGCGTTCTGCGATAAAGCTTAAAACTATTTATTATGTACATAAGCCAGAGAACTAGCGTTATGACAAGCATCAGAATGCTGAAGGAGAAGAACCACCAGTTGACACCAAAGTCAGCATAAGCATTAAAAATGCTCAAAGCTATGACCAGGGGCCATAGAAGCCACATGATCAACATCTTAGTACCATAAAGGAAGAAACTGTATTTCATATTGCCATACTGTAGAACAGCAATAAAAATAGTTAGAATAATATTCCAACTAAAGTTCCAATTCCTAAGATGTTCTAAGACTTCGGTCACAGGGACCGTTTCATTAGAATCAGTCATCGTTTAGTTTAGACATTAATAATGGGGCATGGTTCAACTTCCATATAAGACTTGTAAACAAGGTAAGCATTATACACTGGTATATAAACAGTATTACTCATAAGTCTATGACAAGAAAAACATAGCTGAATGAGCTTAATAACAGTGATAGCGACCAAGAGAACAAGTATCAACACTAAAAGCCACAAGACTGTGTTGATAAATAAACCATTATCATCAACAATCTTCAGAAACATAGTTTAGTTGAGTTTCTTGTAGCTGAAAATTAGCGTTATAGATACCAACAAAAGGTGTATTGGTAAATAAATAAATATATGCGCCGTCAGATAACTCCATAGCCTTAGAGAGGTAAAGATTAAGTTCTTTTTTACCTCTAACAGCAACATAGAGAGAATCTTTGTGCGCAAATTCAACTGGTGTAGTCTCGAGAGTAACATAATGATGACCACCATATAAAGCTATATAGTCGGCAACTTTAGTAATCCTCGTATAAAGACAAACCACACCATTGACATAACATAATGTAGTGGCATTGAATAAGACAAAAGCAAAGCTCCTATAACAGAAAGCATAGTAACTGGTATATAGTAACCGACTAACTACTGCTGTAAGAATAATGCAGCCATCAACAATGCCACCACAATATATAATAATGGGTACATAAGCAAAGATGACAAGCAATTTAGAAACAAACATAGCAATCCTGCCACGTTTCGTAGAAGGCTTGTAAAGAGCAAAGTACCAAACAAACATGCTAGTAAGCATGTAACCAAGCATGTTAGCGCCATTAATAGCAGGTTGGACTTGCTCCCTAATGATAGCTTCATCATTAGGATTCAAGTTAGCAGCTCTGATTGTAGAATTAACGACACCTTCAAGTGTCAACTGAAACAGCCCACCAAACATTACTGAATGTGGATCTTTTCAATCTCGTAAGATTGAAGTTTAGTTCCTTTACAATCACAACAAGAAGCACATGTGGCAGCTAAACAACCACACATACCACAACAACCAGTAGCTAAACAGCACCAAACCATCAAGCCTGCAAGTAAAGTTAAAGCAATGAAAATAAGTAACCACTGCCACCAAGCCCACTTGACATAGTTAACATATTTCTGAAATTTTTCAACCTCAACATGCATCATAGAGACATTATGAGCGATCTCATTAATGAGCTTAATCTCCTCACTAATGTTGAGCTTACTCATATCAGCAGTCAAATTCTTTAATGCCTGCAACTCACTTGACATATTCTGAAAATACTCACGAAATTCTTCATCAATTGGAAAACTCTGGTTAAGTTCAGGTATGTCAAAAGTTCTGTTGAGGGTGGTGTAATTAGCACCACGCGAAACTGCAATTACATTAGTAAAAGTCAAATTTTCTGGCTTGTAAATGTTACGTGGCGACCATTGCCAATAACTCAAATTAGCAGAAACAAAAATTCCATTTTTCGCTACAATGCATTTTGCACCAATCTCATCACTTTCACAAAGACCTGGTGTGGTTTTAACTGTGATAGTGTTGTTGGGTATTAAGGAGTAATGGAAAAACATAATACCACTAGGTGCATTTTGCATAAGTGATAGGACATGTAGACCCTGGCCACAAAACCCGTTCCTCAAACTCTGGGCATACACACACTCATTAATAAGTGATTGTACATACCTATGTGTGTTACGTAGTTCAGCGATTTTAAGCTTATAATTAGTAACAAACAGTTGAAGAACATTCATACGACCATTAATGAGTCTGTCCATCTGAACGTCTGCTTCAAGTTTGTCAAGACGCTGTGATATGACCTTAAAATTGGTACTAATTGCACCAAAATTCTCAGTTATACCACTAACGAGAGATTCAACTTGTGCAGCATTTTGATTAACAACAGCTTGTATGGCCTGCAACGCTGATGATGTGGATAGCGCTAATTTGCCCACCTGCGACGTAAGTTGGTTAAAACCATTAGCCAACTTATTAACGTCATCAACAAGAGCATTTTGCACAACACCTAACGCATTCAAACGCCCAGCAATCGCAGTATTCCATGTAGCAATAGCTGCCTGACCACCAAAAATGCCAAGTGACACGGCACCAGCTGCAATACCACCATACATACCCATAGTCTCAGCATCCATAATAGGTGGTATAACAAGTATACCATTATGATACTGTGCACATGTAAGGTCCTGTATGGCATTTTTCTTGCAGTTGTAGTAGTCACCATAAAAACCAGGTCCGGTTGTCTCTATCTTGCTAAAAAGAATATCTTCAATAGCAGATCTAGATGAGTAAGGACTAGGTGGAGATGGTGCAGTGTTCTTAGGTAAGAAAAACTGTGAGACATTGAATCTATCAGTCTGAGGTACAAGCGAGCTACTTTTAGCGACTATAGTGGAGTATAACTCACTAATATCGCTATCTAGTAAAACACCTGCACCCCTAATGTCAGCCTCAATCTTTTGGCAAAAACCTCCATATCTAAAAAGAAGATTTTTACAAGCCTTACTGACATCACAAATGTATGTTTCACAGTTAACACTAAACTTGGGCATAGTAGTCTGTAAAAATTGCTCAGTTAAAACAAGTTGTTGGTCAATAGCTAATGAAATATAGCGTTCACTAATAACATTAGCTACATATGTTGTATCATGAGCCTCAAAACCCATTCTACGAACGGCAACTGTACCTTTCAAATCCGCACAAAAACCATCACCTAATGGATTTGAGCAGTTAACAAAGGTGTCATTAGGTGCATATGTAGCATTAAACAAACAACCTAATGCAGTAGCTGTACCATTATGTTGAGGTAATAATCTACTCCTAAAACGCTCTGCATTGATGTGTATTTGATTACAATCGAAGCTACGGTATAACAAGCCATAACTAGAATTAGAAGCAAAAAGGACATCATAAGAGGCTTCAAAACAAGCAGCAACTTCATAAACAATTCCAAGTATTCTAACATACTTAAGCTGTGAACCAGCATAAAGTAAGTTGTAATACTGTGAGAATGTAAAATTACTCTCATATAAAACACCCTGAAACGTGGTTTTCTCAACAGTATATGTCATACACACACCAGTTCTAGGGGCTACAGGGTTGGAAGTGCAAACATATGCGCCACTGGAGACAAAGTCTGCTATCCACCAGTCAAAAATTGAATCCTGTGGGTCATTCCAAGCCCATCCAAAACATTCAGATGTTTTAAGATAAGGCACTGTAACGGTCTTATTTAAGGCCTTACCACGACCAACACGTAATACAAAACCTGGCACACACGAATTAGTTACTATCTTATTCAAACCATTACATTCAATAAAAGGGTTAAATAAACCGTTAGGCAAAATTAAATGTTGAAAGTTTGATTTAACGCTAGAGTCATAAACCCAACTAGTATAATTAACAATACAATTGGAAAAGACAGCACGTTTAAGAGGACAGTAACTAGATGTACAAGATGTACTAGGACGCTCTGGACACGACGTCATATTACTAACAACTGTGTATAAAGCACTAGGATACTCAACTTCAGTGTTAGAATAAACACCAGGTGGTAAAGAAAACCGACGCAACTTGCATTGCAATGCAGATACAAAGCCAGAGTCACAATAAACAAAATTGTCAACAGCACCATGAGCATCAGTAGAAACAAGTATACTGGAAATGTCTTTTATAACATTAAAACGTGTCATCTTACCACCACTAATGGGACCAGTAAAACGCACAATCTCCCACTGTAATCCATCCAACTGCATCTCAAACACAGTAGGCGGAAATATGACCCTAACAAGTCCCTCATACCATGTTACACCAAACATATAGTTTAATGCACTATGGGATGGAAAACTGCCATTAACTAAACACTCAATAGCATTAGTAGGGCCAGCATCTTGTTGATGACTGGTTTGGTTGAAGGGTAGAGCCTGGAACCACTTGCATAACCTAATGGTAACTGGCTTATTAGCACCCCAAGCACGATGGACCCAAAGTTCCCATGTCAAGTTAGTAGAGTGAGAGGGTGAGACACTAAAAGTGTAACCACCACCACCACTACCATAATCAACATTAGCAGTCTGTGCAAAAATGCCAATACCTTTAGCAATACCACTAGGTCTACCTACAGTGCCAGAACAAAACCATTCACTAATATTAGTTGAAGGGTATGCACCAGAAATAACTGCAGTACCATTTATACTACCACGATTAGTGGAAAGTATAGTTTTAAACAAATCAAAATTAACATCTGTACAACCACAAACTAACCTAATACAGGCTAGCAACGTTAATACAGTAAGCAATTTCATTTAGTTGTAACAAGATGGTTGCTAAAATTTAATAATTTCTGTGAGTTGCGAATTAGCAACTTACCATTTTTAATAAGACCTAAAACCATATCAGTAATGTCTTTATCTTTAAGTGTAATAATAACAGTCGCTTTATGCTTACACCTAAATTTTGACAAATCAAGAACTGAATTATATGACATTGTCATAATAGTAGAATTGCGCCAAAATATATAGTTGGCATGCATAACATTACCATCTATAACATTAGTACTAGAAAAATCACCTAGATAGTTAATACCAATAAGAAATGCCTCAGAAGATGACGTATTGACACTAGTACAAAACAGCGTCCAGTATTCAAACTTCTGTGCGATCTCATAAAGTTGTTTGTTCCAACTATACTCTGTAATCTTAACAGCCATAGCACCACCAAGCGCAAGTTTTTCACGTATAAATCCATTGATATAAGTGAAAAATCCATCTTTAGACACATTGTCACCATCAATGCTCTTAATTTTTCCATCATACATATCTGATATAAGTAGGTCAAATTTGTCTTCAACATAAACATGCGTACAATCACCTGTTATACTAAAATCAGCATCACTGACATAATCATTAACATCATTATCAACAATTATTGCATCGTCAGGAAGCCATCTACGTAAAACAGCTGTGCCTGGTGCTACACCCTTATCAGAGCCAGCACCAAGGTGTAAAACACGCATATTATGAGGAACACACATAGTGGTAGTATTAAGAAACTGACACAGTTGGGTATATTTAACAACGTTAAACATAATACCATCTGGCAACTTAATACTAGCACCATAATTATACAAATTACATGCATCCATACACATATTCTGTATTTTGTAAAGGCTAGGCATACTGTAACCACATTTCCACTCAGCAGACTGCAACTGCGGGTAGAAAGTAGCTACTTTGGAGTCTTTACACCAAAGCATCCAGCGCCAAGCCTTACAATCAACAATGACATCATGCACTTTAGATGTCACAGAAAGATCGAGATTCTTAAGAATCACGACAAAATCATCTAAAAGTATATCCATATAGGTACAAACAGATTTACTACTAGGATCATTAGCATACGTAACAGAACAACTGTGTAGTGTATCATCAGCTGAGTCAACAAAGTCCTCAACCTTAAGAACACCAATACGCGCTAAACGAACCTGTGATATGAGCAAATGTAGACCACCGAGAGTAGTTTTTGAGACGTCGCCATAGACGATGTGCTCAAAATTAAAATCTTCAAGTCCATACTTACTTATAAACAAACCGGTGTCAAGTTCTAAAAAGTCTTTTTCCATCTGAGAACGTGGTAAAAATGTACTAGCATTACGACCCTGTGAGTAGTAACCATCAACGGGCTCAACAAATGAACCATCTTTACGTTGATAGATATACCAATCAACAGGCTTAGTAGTCTCACCTTCAGTGACATTACTAACTGCAACGCCATTCAAGTAACCAAAATTCAAACGTATACCACGTAATTTCTTGATAGCAACATTAGAAATTAACACACCGTTCTTACACAAAGTAAACCTCTCAAATGCACCTTGTATGCTGTTATCAAAGCAAGTACACACATCCTCATCAAAGTCTGTATACTTGCAAACTGATTTAGTAAAATTAGAAAAGGGTCTGTCAGCATCATAGTCCCATAACACGAAACCATGTGTAGCAACAACACCCATATTTTTCAGAATGGTAAGTGGCGGTGTAAGACCAATTTTGCGCTTAGCATACAGCTCAAATGCAACATTGGTTGGTAATGAAGTCTTATTAACAAAGATAACATTATCACTAACACCATCCCTAACAGACACTCTATCGTTTACAACTGCCACAGGCAACTCACCTGGTTCACCAACAAAAGAGCCCTTCTTGACGACATTGAATGCAATGTTCTCAAGGCCCTGTAAATTAGTGTCAACTAGAGTTTGCCATAAATTATAAACATCAAAACTGTTGGGACACCAAATGTTAAAACCATTCTGAGTAAAAGTATTATAAGCCTCAACATAAGCCCTATAAAGACTAGCGTGTCGCTTACAAACAGCACCACCAATATTACACTTAGTAATACACACAGTGGCACGAAGTGGCACATAATTAATCTGTCCCTGTGAAACATCACATTCACCATCATCATAAAAGAAAAATGGCATGGGCTTAAGCTTAGCAAAGGCACGCTTGTCATATGCAGGTGTGTGGAAGGCATGGTTGTTTACATAAAGTGCACCACCATTAACGCCTTCCAGTGACAAATGTGATCTACAGCGTGTGTCAAACCTGCAGACAATAGAAAACTCAGGATACATATCTACATTACAGTTCCAAAATAGGCACATACCGTCCAATTGTCCATGAGTCATATAATCATACTCAAGCATCTTAACATTAGAATTAATAGGCTGTTTGTCGTAACAGTACCAAGGTACATTAGTTACAGCACAACGTATGCCTTTAGGATTTCCAATGTCATGAACAGCTTTAGGATTATACACCTTCAAGGCAGCCTTCATAATATGAGACTGAACTATCCGTCCACTCTTATTAATGGCATTCTCATTGGCAATAAACGGGTATGTGATAGACCAGTCAACATTTTTTACAAAACAATCATGAATTGCAAGACATCTAGTCATAATAGCGTCACCTGAAGCAACATGCTCATTACGGTGCACATTACAAACTTCATGATGGTTACTGCTAAGAGACCCTGTATAGCCCCATTGCTGTATATCTATAACAAAGGGGTTGTACAAATAATCGCAACCAAGTGCGTGTGCTAAACAATAGTACGCATGAGTCGCACTATTGTAGCAACGAGCCTCTTTACCACAATCACAATGCTGAGATGGTCCTATTTTAACAAAATACTTCATGGTGGTGAGCTCCAAACCTCCAGCCCATAGTACAAAAATTACTACGTCTGAAAGCCCATTTAAACAATCACAGACCATTTGCACGATTCTACGTCGTACAACATACCATGGCTGCCCTTTACGCATCAAAGGTACTAGGTGTGTGAATTGTTCACCCGGTGGAGCTCTAGCTTTAACTGGTTTGACAATGTTACCATCATTGGTTACAACACAACCTTCAGGTTGTACGACAAAGTCAACACCATTAGAGAAACCTACTTGTAATGGAACATTTGTACCGATATTATCACCACAAACATGCGCTCCCTCTACATCCATACCGATCCAGCCCCTGACATTACGCATCGCAAAATCACGTGTGCAAAACAGAGAGTGAAAGTTAGGTATGTTCATATCAAAACGGAAGCCCATAAAGGAAACAACGTGTTCATAACGAACATCGGAATGGCCAATATTAACAGCAAGTTCTTTATCTGTCTTAAACTTGTCAGAAAGGGCCATATAAGTTGTTGCATGTGCAGGTGGCAAATCTTGATCAAATTTGTAACAGTCTTTAAAAAGACCACACCCACCTATAGTAGATTGAAGGTCTGATTGACTGATCTCAAAGAATTTCAATGTGTCATACAGTGCCTTGTCACACATAATACACAAAATACCAATCTTGGTGCGTGTAATGGCAACATTAAACCTGTTAACATTAAGAGCATGAGATGTATCAGAAGTCTGTGTATAAATAACATAATCATACTCGCTACCTTGTGCAGAATCTACAGTTTGTGTCTGTAAACCCAACATGCGGCCTGCAACGTAGTTTTGACTATTGTATGGAGAAATAAACACAGCACGACTCCATTTAGGATTTTTAGCAATAAAGGCTTTAACGACCTCAAGTTGCTTCTTATTAACACTAGAGCCGTTATCAATCTGAACATTACCCTTAACAAACATCTTAAAACACTGTTTGCTGTGGTCTTTAACTGGTTTAAACTTGTTTTCATAAACAAGTTCAGATACAGTGTTAACAACCTCAGCAGGGCACCGATAACACTTATGCAAGAAAACATCAGGTCCTACACCACACATACGCTGGGTGACAACGTTGTAATCTTCAGGTTGTAACACACCACGCGTTATCATAGTCCTAGGTGCAGGTAGCTGCTGGGGATCGCCAACATAGACAATATGTTTATATGCTACACGAGCATTAACAATAGACAAATCATAGTTAGTGCACATAGACACTTCATCAATGACAACAATGTCGGCATTAACCTCTGGCAAAGCATTAACAGTTGAAAAGATGTACTGGGCTGAAGTGTTATTCGGTTTAAAACCACTATAGCACTCAACACGAGCTCGTGCAGGAATAATACGTGAGCATCTGTCTACACTATAGGCTTTAGCAGCTTTATGACATAAAGAGTCAACGGCAGCGTGTGAACAAGCAGCAAACACAATACGTGCACTAGGATAATACAACCCTAAACCAATAACACAATGCGATTTGCCACTACCAGGAGGTCCTTGTATTGTAGTAATCTTTTGCTTGCCAATAAGTTGGTAATACGGAACCAAAGATGAATACGCATCATCAACATTCAAAGATGGGTACAACTTATAAATAGTTGAATACCGCTCTTGATTGGCAATAGTAGGTGCTTTAAGCGAAAGGACATTATGAGATGTAAGTACAAAAATCATGCCAGGAACAAGCTTGGCAGTAACATTAGACTTATAACACACAGTGTCAGAGCCATAGTCGAGCTTCTCAAATGTAAACTCGCCAACTTGCCACTTAGAGTCTTTACTAATCTGAAAACAAGTAAAAACAGAATTCCTGTTAAGAGGAGGTCGAGCCTTCCCAACTTCCCATTGCAACAGTAGTTCTTTAGGACCTATAATCTCCTTGAGAGTAGCACACGCATAAGAAGACTTAACACTCTCCTCCCTAGCTTTAATAGTTTCAGCTGCAAAGAGTCGCAATGATTCTTTGACATCATTGGCCAATTTATAATCACTGACATCAGACCAGTCAGACATAGCAAGTTTATTAAAAACTTCAACATCTAAGGATCCAACCGCAGAATTTTTATAGAGGCCAAAAATATTACCGTTAGCACAAAGTGGAAATGAGAGCTGAGGCTTATGGTCATGACAATAATAGTTAAGACCACCCAAAAACAACTTGGTAACATCATTAACATTACAACCAGATGTATTACATACATAGGGCGTAATGGATAAAATAAACCTATGAGTGGTACCTACAACATGATCATAAGCACATTTTGTACATAATAAGGGACGACGTAAACAATCACCACATCTAAGAACAGTTTGTGAACCACAAACAATACACATACCAGCTGCTTGAAGCACAGTAGACTTTTCATACATACCAGCATAAAAAGCCTCATCCCAGAACTTACTCTGAACATCATCCAATAATGTCACAGAAAAAGTTTCAAGGATACCCTGGTTAAGTGTATTATGTAAGTGTTTAACCCAGTCTAAAAGAACATAGAAAACTTTCCTATATTCACGATTGGGATGCTTAGATAATGGGTATGCATCAATAGCAAGAGACACATAACGTTCAAGTAAAATTACGGGGTCAGTTTTCACAATATCATCTACAAAGACACCAGCACTAAGAATACGGCTAGGGTCTGGGTAAGGCAAATAATATTCACCATCAGAATCAACTATTTGCATAGTGTGTTGTGAGCAAAACTCATGAGGTCCAACAGATAAATCTTCTTCAACCCAACACTTAGCTGTACTCATAAACACATTGTTCTGATAGTACAAAGTTGCCTTAAAAGCAGAGATGTCACCAACATAACCCAAAGCTGCATACTCCTTATTGTAGCAAACAACGCCATCATCAGACAAAATCATCATAGAAAAATGCTTCTTAAGATAGTTATAAAATTCTGTAACAACATTGTCATCAACAGCACTAGATCTATAACAATTGTCATAGATAGAGCGCTGAAGCTTTTTAACATATAAATTGTTACACACATTACTATCAACAGAAAGAAGCCTATTAATATTAGAGCTAACTGCCTGGAAAATATTAAAGACAGAGTTTGCATAAGCAGTTGTAGCATCACCTGATGTAGTGCCACCGGGTTTTACATAGAAACCTCCATTGGAATGTACAACCTCATTAAGAACTTGTGCAAGTTCATTAGAAAGTCTGTAAAACCTATCACTGTCTGTACAACATGTAACATGCTTTGATCCAAGAACCATAGCAGCAAGCATGCGGATCATACTAGGCATAGCTCTGTCACATTTAGGATAATCCCAGCCCATAAGTGCACCATTGTCAACATCATTCATCAAATTCTTAAGCATATTGTCCCAACCACCGTAAAACTTTGTTGTACCAATAACAACAGGAGCGTTACGAGTATTAACAATTGACTTCAAATGCTTCTGATGAAACTGCCTGGTAGTCATGGTTGCTAAAAGTGAAACACCTCCCACAGTTCGGGCACGTGCTTTGCCACTAATAGAATACTTAAGATTAAGCTGTGTCATAGTTGGTAAGATATTACGTTTTGTCATAGCGTAAAGTGCATCTTGTTCCTCATAACTAAAGGTCTCGTAAAACAAACGAGCTTTACCAAACCTATTAAGAGGATAACCAGCACTCTTATCCAAATTAGTGACAACAACTTCTCTAGCAGTGATACAACCACCATCATAACACTCAAAATAACGCTGTACTACTTTATACGTAAAACGTGCCATACATATGTCTAACATAGTAGGCTTGTTGTACCTATAATAGTCAAAATCAGCTACAGCAGCATCACCCTTCTGAGCAAAGAAAAAATGCTTAAGTGTTAACTCAGAACCTTCATCAAAGAACCCTTGAGACAACAAATAGTCATAGAATTCCTTGTTGAAATGACCAGGTTTTACAGTTTGATGTGTTATACCAGTGCTAAGTGCAGCGATAGAAAAACAAACTGTACGCTGATCAACTAAGGCAGGCGATGAAGCTATAAGTAAGCCAGGATCTGTAACAAACTGTAACAAATCAGTCATACTAAGGCGGGAATTATGGGTATTAATATCCTTGTTCCAAACTAAACCTAACTGCTTAAAATGGTAACCAGCGGTAGCAATAAGTGGCACACCATCTACAAAAACTTTTCTGCAGAGAGGACCAAAAGCAGTGTTAGGTATAGTAGTAGAGAATAGTGTGTTAAAATTTGAACAGTGTAACAAACACATGTCATCATAACAATCACTACAATTAGGATGGTAATCTTGTCCCCAGTATTTAAAGTACTTATCAAAGAGCTTGACTTTATGATCAGTAAAGTCATACTCAAGCAAATCATAAGTTTTAAAATCTGAGCCAAAAATATCACTTTTCATAAAACACTCACATGCCAAACAATTAGTCATAGTCATAATTGGCATCATGTAAGAGTAATATGAAGTACAACAGGGAATACCCATACCTGGCATAACATCGACAAAATCACCAAAATCGTAAAAATTACCATTAAGGTCCTGGTTGTCCAATGTTAAAACGCCAACAACACCTTTAGTAACCATCTCATCGCACAATTTAACGCACTTCAACATAGCGTTAGCAACGCGCTGTCCCAATAGTGCATACACGCGATGAAGATCTTCATTTTCAACAGGATCATACCAGACCTTATTATCAAAATAAGATTGATCACAACAGCCCGTAAGAACCAAAATTTCTTTAAGAGTCTCGCAATTGCGCTCATCAAAATTACGTAGTGCATAGCAAAGGTCCATCATAGTATACTTACTAAGATCCTGCCTGCAAACATTACCGTAAATAGAGCGACCATCTTTCCAGGTAAAGAAGTCATGCACAGCTAATGCATTAGAACCACTAAGTTTGTTATACATGGACTGCTCGTGTTCCATGACAGACTTAGTGCAACGCTTAATAACAAAGAAGGCATCATGCTTATCTAAATTTTTGAGCCTAACACAGTTAACCTTCAAAAATTTACCAATACATGCCACGTCCTTGTTGTAAACGTCAAAAGCACGAACACAATGTTCTGGTTCAGTACCATTACAGGGCTCTAGTCGAGCTGCACTAGAGCCCCTTGCCCGTTTAAATAAGCCTGATCAGTACTCTGAACACTAGACCTATCGCAAGAGCAACCATTGTTAAGCCAGCAGCCACAGACCTTACAGACTTCATTCTCTATACAAAACCCAATAGGGTCATTGACGCCTATAGGTATTTGCACATACTTACCCTTAAAGCGACATGCACCATCCATAGCTGGGTGGTCAACATGCGCTCTACAGTAAATACAAACTGAAGCACCACCATAAGAATCTTGGTTCATACTAGCTTCAACACCATTAGTAATAGCCTGTCCACTACCAGAACCATTAGCAAGCATCTTTATACAATTACCAACAGGCTTAGCACCCTGTTTAACAGCATTAACATAAGCCTTAGCAGGGTCCACAGCAAAAGCACAAATAGTGAGCAAAGAGGAGTTACACGCCATTTCAGTCTGTTTACCGGCCTGTAACCTAACAGTAGCACCTATATAACCCAATGTGGCACCTCTACGTAAGTTATTAAGATTTTTAACATAATAGAGATACTTAATCTGAACGCCAGTAGGAGCTTCAACAGCAAATTTTAATGGAGGTTCAAGCTCTATAGTCTTACAACCACCATCAAATTCCCACTTAACAACTTTCAGATCAGGCTTATCAGCTATAAGTGCATAAACAAAATGATGACCACCTTCAGTATTATAAAGAGCTTTAGCGTCAGTAGAAAAACCATCACCCTCAGCTTTAACAGCACGCTGTTTAAGCTTACCTGGAATAATTTCATTATTCTGTAACTTAACAACGCGTTCACAGTTAACATGTAATGGCCAAACTAACGCATCCTTGTTATCAACATTAACTTCTTTCAAAATAACAACCCTACCATCAGCATCCTTAACATCAGTAATACTCCATGCAGCTCCAGCATAATAGATGTTGTTATCAACACGTATTTTACTAAAAGATTCTAAATCAGGAGTAATAACTGTAAGTTTTGTAGCTGCAGCAGCTGGTATAATTGCCATAGGTATACAACCATCTTTAGCAAGTTCCATAAGCTGGTTAATAGAAGACATATCAAGCTTACGGAGCATACCAAACAATAGTGAATGCATAGCACTAACAACTTTAGATTTACGATCAACAGCACGTGCATCTTTATACATCTGTGCTGCAGCCGCATCAGCCATACGCTGAATTTTCTTTTGCACTGAAGATTCGTGGTCAAACTCACCCTTAGCAGTATTCATGGCCTTCTTTAACTGTTTAATAACAGCAGGAGAAGCATCATTAGCAATAGCGTCTTCGTAATTCATACGAGCCTTTTCATAAGCAATAAAGCTAGGCATATTAGCAAAAGCAGATGCAACACTTTGAAGAACATTTCTGTTTTCAAAGAATGAATCTATTAAATCATCAACGCCAAAGTTTTGTTGTTTTGAAAGGAAAAACGCTACTAAAGCCAGAAGTTTTTCAAGAGCTTCTTCTGGGTCACTAGTAAGATTAATCTCATTATGTAAATTAACACAATAAGACCATTCTCTACTATTAGCAGCAATATTCATATTAGTAAGACAACCTAGAAGCACAACATTAGCACACTTAAGATCTGTAAGTTTAGACTGCACTGTAGAAACCTTAATGGTTTTATGCCCACCAACACCAAGAAGTCTTAGACTAAGTAAAACAGAGTCGAAAGGACCCCTCGGTGCAGTGTAACCATTTGCAACCATATATTTAAATTCAGCAGCTGATACTTTAAAATCATAACAGCCAAGAGTCAATTTAAGCACTCTATTGAGCCAATAAAGTAAGCCAAAATAAACAGTTGCAATAAAACCAAAGACAAGATAAAGTACCAAAACAGCCTTAATATCACCAACAAAGGTAATAAGTCCAGGACAATATGGCACTAAAAATTGAGCAAGTCTAAAAGCAGCAGTGCCAACATACCATTCTCTACAACCAAAACCCAATAACATTATAGCAAGGCTCAAAGAGTCATAGCCATAATAAAATGTGTAAAGGACTGTGCACATAGATAATACATAAGTGCTATAAGAACGTAATTGTGTGTCTAAAAACCTATAAGTATGTAAAGAAATACCGATAAAACACACAATAATATTAATAGCACCCTGTATATCCATATTAAGAAATGAAACATGGTAGTCAAACTGATTAGCCAACATTCTAGTTACTTCCATATCCCAAGCAAAATTATAGCACGCAGCTATAATAATAGACGGGAGCAAGAACAACTGAAGAAAGAGCATTTTATGCTTAATACAGCTAGCAAGCAGCATAGATAGCATTACAAAGAGACCCAAAAAGGTTGTGATTAAGCCTGGGTTAATCCAAAGTATAGTTGAATACATAAAGAATTCAGACCAAAATAGTAGGAAAAAGAAACCCATAAGAAGTAGATTCTTCAAAGCACTACTAGTCTTAGTACTCTGTATGTTAACACCATACATTTGCCTAACAACCTCACTAAGTGTATATTCATCTGTAAGAGAAGCATAACCTAAAATTGTCTTACCACCAAGACCCGTTGCAAGTCTCTGTATAGCTGAAAGAATTTGACACACATCGATGCCAGTCTTAGCAGCCAACATAGAAAACCCGTCACCAGTCACTAAATTAGTAAAACCATTACCAAGAGCCCATTCATTAAAACTATCAATAGTGCAACGTTCATTGGAACACCACCAACGTTCACCATTAATCAAAGCAGCATATAGAAATGCGATAACATTTTCAGTAATAAGAGTGGCAACACCCTCAAGCTGAATACTAGGTTGGTCGTCAAACCCACCATAAATGTTACCAAACATATCTGAGCCGACATGTGATGCATTACCAAGCTCTATCTGGTGCATGTAGACAAACTCTACTTTATGACCATTCATGACAAAACCTGGTGAACCACAAGCACCATTAACAAATGAACCCTTAATTGTATGTGTGCTCCTCAAATTAACACCATAGACACCAGCAGGTGTACCATCATAACAAGCTAAAATGTTAAAACACTCACCTGCTTTCAAAGTTCTAAAACTATATGATGGAGTATTAACATTAGCCTGTGACACAGTAATAACAAGGTTAGCACCTTGCATAACAGCACCAACAACACCAAGAAAAACATTACCCTTAGAAATAGAAAAATTATGCAATCTCATCGAATGATAAGCTGCATCATAATCTATAGTAACTGTGGTGTCACTAGCCAAAACATGCCTAGGGCAATAGACCTTGTCATCAAGCCAAACACCATTAAGTACTGTATTACCATATGAGACACGAACTACACATGGTTCAACAAGACCAGATGGTTGGGCCATTTTCTTAAGACCAGCCTGCAAAGTAGAGTTAATACTAACAGTTGGTGGGGTGTATAATGTGTCCTGTCTAGTTGTTGAGAAATCAATAAGGGCTTTAGCAAGATGGGCATAACAAGCACATCTATAATCAGCCTCATTAGCACTACCACTATAATATTTGTACTTATTAAAAGTACTAGCGTACTGTTTAATCTTCTCTATACTAGTGCTATTGATAAGACGCTCATAAGAACGTGCATCAATAACGAAAGTACCAACTGATGCAGCATCAAACGTGCCAACAAATTTAGTACCTTCAAACAAAGTAGTAGAAACCTTAAGTTTAAACAAATTGGGAATCAGGCCAATTAGCGCTGCACAAACATACCATGTAAGCAACCACCATGGAGCTAACAGACAATAGGCAACAACATAACTGATATCCCATATAAAGCAATACTTAAGTCCTCTAGTACTAATAAAGTATAGAAAAGAGTAAACAACCATACCCACATAATTCAATGAAATAAAGTAGGAAAGGTTGTTAACAACAACAGCAGCACAAACTGTGAAAACAGCAAGAGACATGTCACCAAAGACACGTCTAAATTTCATCACAAAGTAGCAGCCAAAAACAACAACACATGCAAGAACACAATTAAAAATAACCTGGCCTGACATAATCATAGTGGAAAAGTTGTAATTGAACACGCTAAGTACATTACGTAACAAGTCCATCAAACTAGAACCACAAATAAAGTCAGAACCTATGTCATTAGAATATACCATCCACCTGTCTGCACCAAAACACATACCAGCTTTTGAATCTACACATTCACCAACACGGCAATATGTAGTAGCCTGGGTACGCACAGCTCTAAAACCAAGACCCTGAACAACAACATATGGTAAACGAACATAATTATCACCACTCAAACGGTAGTAAGAATCATGTTCTAAATCACCATACGTCATAGCACCATCTATAAGACCGGGCTTATAGCAATAAGTACGCGTGCCACCAAGTCCTTCTAGATTAGTACAAGCAGAATTAAATAAACATTTGTCGCCATCGGCTATACCATTAACATCATAACAATGACCAGCACTACCAAAGACAGTTTTAAGTGTAAAAACTAGTGTTTTACCAAGCAAATAAACATCAGATGCAACACCAGGTATAACACGACCAGAATCGCTAGCACCAACAACGATAGGACACTTGTCACTATTTGATGGTCTAAATCCAAACTTCTGAGCATGCCATTCCATAAACGTGTCAAAGTTATTACGTACGCAGTATAAACCACTAATAAATGGTTTAAGCTGGCCATCCTCAATATACTTAAAGTCATAACCAGGTAAGCTAATAGCATACTCTGTAAAACTTAAACAATTTAGTAGCAAAAACAGTGCCAAAATAGCACCACATGCATACCAAAAATGCTTCCAAATAGAGGACAATTTACCAGCACCCTGTTTCTGTAAAACACTAACACATGGTAAAGTGGTTTCCATTACATTATTATTAATAGTAAGGAGAAAAGTTACACCTTTGACCTTAGCAGTTTTAACAATATACTTACGTGCATCAATTGAAAGCTTGGCAAAATCAACACAGTTCCACACAATAGGCATTTTCTCCTTAATAAGGACATTATGATTAACAACTTTAGCACCACTACGCATACAATGTGCCAAATCAAAAGACGAAAGTTTCTCTGATGGTTTGGCATAAGATGTACAGAAATTGTTAAATGATGTATCAGTAATAAGCACATCAAAACGGTGTGCATCGGATACCACCTTAACAAAATCTTCATCACTAATATCTAACTCAAGTAGCTCCTTACAGTCATGCATAGTTTTACAAGAACTAAAGTCCTTACCAAAACTATTATGTAAGACATCCAAGAATGCCTTATGTAAAGCGCCATTAAAGTCAACATTAAGTGAGGACAATAGTGTAGAATCAATAATCTTAATAGGTTTACATAAAAGTTGTGATAGATAAACGCATGCATTCTGTACCTGTGATAAGTTTGAACCATTATTGTCAAAGACAATAAAGTCATCTAAGATATTACAGTTTTTAAGTACCTCTCTACAAGAGAACTTTTTATCTGTAATGTCAAAGTTGTATTTCCAAAATTTATCACCAGCAAATATGCGATAAAATCCATCACTAAACTCCACTCTATCAATATTAATAGAGGCAGGACCAGTAGGCTTAACATGTAACTTAGTAATATTATGTAACTCAGTGGCAATATGGTCATTAATATAGGTATGACCACTACCATAAGAGTCACAGGCAACACAGAAAAAGTTATGTTTCTTACATAATTTAGCACCACCATTAGCATTAACATAAAAAGATCGCCTGGAACCATTAACAATAGTATCCATAGCAATTCTCTTAAGTTTAGCACTCTTACAGCATGCAATACAATTAGGTTTATCACAACCAAAAACTACATGCTTAAAGAAACAGATGGCCTTATATGATAAAAATATAACAAGTATCTCATCACCAAAAATATCAAAAGGAACAAGCTGAACAGGCCAAAAAGGGTCCTGTAATTTAAAGAAAATAAGAGTATTATTTATAAATTGTGCGGCAAAGTAACATAATGCAAACCTTTCAATTACACCACCAAAAATTGCAATAACAGCAAAATAACATAGTGGTAAAATACTAGAAAAGAGAGGTTCACGCACATAACTCCAGACAACACCAACATGCTGCAGGTCACTAAGTTCTTGATAACCAAAAAGACAAGTCTTACAAACCAAAGAACCGTTACAAAACTTACCCTTGTCAAAGTCAGAATTAGTATAACCTTTAACAGTAGTACCACAAATGTAATCATTAAAAAAGCTAAACCGAACTAAAATAAATAACATAGCATATATAGTATACAGTAAAAGTAATAATTTAGCAAACATAAAACAATATTTTTGCTTACTAACAACATTAGAACGTAAAGCTCTAAAATTGTACTTAAGACTCCTACTTAATACTACACCACTACGCTCAGGTATGCTGGATAATAATTTAAAATTACCACCACGCCAGCACCTATATAAAGTACTAAGTGTAGTAACCAGCCACACAAAGAAATATGCAATATTGTGCGCAATAATGTCGCCAACATTAAAGAATTTCTCAGCTGAATCATCCAACTTTTTAATTAACGGTACATGCTCACTTTTAACAGCATAACTACCGTTACGAATAACAACAGACGAGGCAGTAAGTGTGTCCAATGTAGTTTTAACACATTTAGTACCATCATACATCTTAGATAATTTATTGTCAAAGACTGTATAATGACCATTATCAGTGTCACCACTAAAAGCCACATAAGCGTCACCATGTAAATAAGGGCCCTCTAATATTCTACCACTATGTAGTAGTATAATGTCACCCTTAACGCCAACAACTTGCACACGCCAATCAAAATTATGTTGACAATGGCCATCTATATGACCGTTAAGAATAACAGAAGCTTCAACTATAGCACCGGTCATAGTTTTAACTGTACTATCACAATGTTCACATAACGTAGAACGTTTAATAGTAACAGAACCACTAGACACAATGTATTTATCAAGTTTACTCAATGTACTCTCAACGTCACCCTTGGCACCTTTGTCCACACCTTCTATATAGTAAAGAAGATGCACAAAACCAGAAACATCACCTGTGACAAACTTGTTCCACAAATCTTCCCAACCCACGTATTTAAACGTAGGTTTAAGAAACTGCAATGCTAAACAAGTGGCATTAATCCAACAGTTATTATCTGAATCAACAAGTGTACGTTTACCATCCACTATCTCAGAATCAAAAGCAAACTTACTATGGTCAAGAACTGCAAAAGCAGCAGCATCAGAAAAACCAAAGTGCTTACTCCAATTAACATCTGGTACAGTGTTAACAACTTTACCATTATCAGCAACGGTAGGTGTAACACCCACAAGTGATTCAGAACCATTAGAAACAGGTCCTAATTGTGCATCAAAAGTCTCTGTAGTTGTAACTATAACATCATTAACATTACGGCCATCAGCTGTGACTTTAACTCTAACATCCTTGGGTTTAAGATAATCCTCAAACAAAGGTTTAACATTATCTAAAACCAAAAATGAAAAGTTGTCACCCAAAGCAAATAGCTTATCAAATAATGCACTATTATTAGGCAGAACACATAATGTGCTACCATCTAACCTAGTCAATTTACGTATAGTACGACCACTTTGCTTTTCAAAGCTGGCACCTTCAAATGGTGTTACAGCATCCACCACAGTAAAAGCGCCACAATCAAGTGACAAAATATTACCAAATGGAACAGCTTTGTGATCATTAACATACTTACTAGACATATCAGATAGTAGGCCATTAAGATGCCTATCCACAACAACACCAAAATCTTTAACAGACAATACCTGATCTGTAAAAAGGACAATGTTTTTAACACCTAAACCTAAAATAGGCTCAACACCACTGAAATCATAAAAATTATGAGTACCAATAGTGCGAAATGGAGGAACAACATTAACTGTTGTCTCCTCAATTAAAGGTGTTCCTACTGTCTCAACAGATACAACAGTATCATCGCAAGGCGTTGTTAAAAACTTCATAACTGCCTCTCTTTCGAGGTCAGAATATACAAAGCACTTAACATGTCTATTACCACATGCATCCAAAAATGCTCTAAGTGAGTCTTTAAGATCAAATCCAAAAATACCGCAACTAATAAGAGGCATAAGAGGAACACCCTTACGAGAAAAGATATTAGTATAAACGGTATTCAACAAAGACTCAGCATCTTTACCTTTACGGGGACCAACAGCATTAAGAACTTTAATCTTGCCTGTGTCCAGCATGACACACTCACCAACATCAACTTTACCATTTTTCTTAACAAAAGAGTTGGAGAGTTTCTGTAACTTGCCATCAGTGTAGTCATTTATAGCCTTTGCTACACCACCACCATGAGCCAAATTACAATTTGCTGCGTTAACAACAAAGTCATGAGAAAGACCAGCAAGGTCCTTAAAATCACCTTGGTAAAATTTAATATTACAGTACTCTGTAAAAGGTGCAATAATGTTGGGCTTAATGTTAGCGTTTTTAGCAACAATAGTATCAATAGTATTGTGCTTAATTTTGTAAACACCCATACCATCAACACAAATCTTATGAACATAGTCATTAATCATATAATGACCACAGTCATTACCAAGAAAAACACTAGCACTAGCAACATCACAGACCAAATCATCTAGGTTAAGATGTTTTAGTGGTTGAGCAAATATTGCAGAACCTACAATACCGCAGACTCTGTAATACCTAGTACCATGACATTCACCACAACCGCCATATTCAAACTTTTGCTTACTTGGCATAAAACGGAAAAATGTACCATGCAATTCATCCATATAAGAACTACAATTACATGTAACTTCAACAGTTACTTTAGCCATTTTAACGTCCCGCAAAAGTTCTTCAAGACAAAAAGATACGTCACCTAGAGAACCTAAAAACGCACCAGTGACTTCATAACATCGTTTAACTAAGTTATGAACACCACCATGTCTAAAAAGTTCCATTGCTGTATCATCATAACCTAGCATTTGCAATTGATAGCAGGTTGCATTAACCCAACAATTATTCTGGCTCTGTACTAAAACACGTATACCATTAAGGTCGTGGCTATCAAATCCAAATGGACTGACATCACGTTTAGGAGAAGGTTCAATAGCAAAAGCATTGTTAACTTCTTCAATTTGTGACACAGGCTCATCAACGTCCTCAACATCCACGACAATTTCAGTACCAGTGCTATCCAAAGGCCATTCTGAAATCATAATAGGCACACTGAGATCTTCACCGCCTTCCTCATCATAGATGTAATAAATAGGCACACTATAGTAAGACTTAATGGTAGTCAATGCAGTTTCAATAATTTCAACTAATTGAGACCAGGAACTACATTTAATTTTATTACCAATAACTTTCTCACATATTGTGACCAACTTATCATCATCGAACTCAAAATTGAGCTTAACTTTAAAGACAGGATCTATCTCAGTAACAATAACATTATCATCAAAGGCAACATTCTTACCACCAGCTTTCTTTCTAAACCGCAATGGCAAAACCTTACCATCGCTGGCATATGGATAAATGCCAGTTTCACAAGAATAAAAACCATAATCATCTGATATGACAAGCACACCATGACTAGCAGGTTCAACAAACTCACACTCTTCAAGATCAAGCAATTCATGATCAACAGAATTAACTACAACTGCATTAGAACCACATGCAAAGACATTACACTTAGAAAGACCATCTAAAATGGGCTTTCCAAGATTAGTAATGTCAAAACTAGTAACACGCTCTGTTATACCATGCATACAAAGCATAGGCTTATCAAAAGCATAGTACTTGGCACTAATGCCACAGATAGTAAGAACAGAAACAGTGGTTTGAATAAACTCATTGTAAACTGTAAGAAGAGTTCTAAGTATACCCTTAAAACGCTTGACCACAGTACCCTTAAGCTCACCAAACTCAAAGTGTAACCTAAGATTCTTACAAAAATTAACAGCATCACTAATGCCATTAATAACTGTACGCCACAAACGACCACCATCAACAGCTCTAACAATTTCAGGACCTAAGTAAGCATCAATAGATGATTTAAGGTCAAGATAAGGCTGAAATGTGGTTTGAAAATTGCTGTCACTATTAATAATGCTGTCATAAAACTCAACAAATCCAGCATCCTTAAAATGATTCTTACAAAATGAAAACCATTCTGGAAAACCATCCAAGAACGCTGGGCATGAAAAGTTATAGTCACAAAAGACAGTAATAGCACCATCAACAATATGTGTGTTATAAACAACAAATCTATTGTTAAATGCTTGAACTTTATTGGCAACAATCTGAACCACAGTGTCAATGTTATCACCTTCAAACACAGTGCCAATTTCTGGGGCTATAAATAAGGCGTCAGTTTCAAACACAACATTGTACTGAGAACCAGCTGTAAAAACAGGTGACTCAAGTACAACATCAGCATCAGCCATAAACCTATAATAGCCATCAGACCTAAACATAGCACGGCCACCGACAACAAGACATTCACCTTCCTGTTTTAGTGGTACGGCAGTGTCAACAACTTTAAGCTGAGCAACACTACTTTCAACGCGCTTAACCTTAACAGATTTAGTAGGTCCAAGAAGACACTGTGTATAAGTTACATTCTTAAGACCTGCCTCTTTAACACCCTTAACTTTAGCTTTAATAGTCTTGACCACACTATTATTAAAAATAATGTAATCACCGACAGCTTTGCAATTGACACCGAACACAACGATGTCATCACAAAGGGCAGTAAAGCATTCACGGGTGTAACTCAAAAAATCAGTAAAAGCCTTAGAAAATCTCTCAGCAACAGTGCAGACAATAACTGGAACACCGTCAACAACACTAAATGCAGCACTGCACAGTGATTTAATAAAAGACAGAACAGCCTTAGATGTTACACCAAGATTAATAATTGCCTGCTTTAGAGCATCCCATGCTGGTTTCAAAAACTCAAATTTCTGAACAAACCATGGTACATTCTCAAAAACAGTGTCATTAACATCAAAAACACCAAGACCAATGTCAATCACACCAGTTGCAACGGCAACCTTAACATCATCACAGCAACTACCACGCAAAAGTGAAAACTTCAGTGCTACGCTAATAGAGCTGAAATTGTCAAAGGAACATTGGTCCAAGCTCATAACGTGGTTAAACTCATCAAAATTAGATGATGCAACAAAGGTGTCAACAGTGTATGCCTTGACAACACGCCATGCAGAAACACCCTCAAGTGTATCAACATGAGTCAAAACAAGACCACAGAAAAATTTAGTTCCTGTACCTGCACCAGTTGTAGTAAAAACAATGTCACCAGGAGTAACATCTCCAACTGCAAAAGTTGTGACCTTACCAGTAGCACCACAACAAGTAGTTTTAAAACCGGTCCAGTCACCAACAGTCCAAGACTCATTACCACATTTACACTTAACAAGCGCATGCAAGAAGAGTGGTTTAGTGACAACTTCAGAAATAGATTTGCCATTAGTGACAAAGGGCACACCACAAGCATTGTAAATCTTGTTATACTTTTCATCAAGTACAACAGCTTTACGTTTCTTAGGTGGTCCAGCAACACTAAGAACAGAACCATTAGGCAACTTGTGAGGAATAGTAGAGACATACTCTATAGACTTAATAGAAAGTAAACCCTGTTTTTCATAAGGGTCGTCAGCACGGATGGTATTCCAAGCATGGCGGTAAGTCACACCATTAATAATGATATCTTCAGTATCATCATCAAAGTGTTCCTCAAAAGACCATTGTTCTCTAGGAACTGCAGGCTTACCATCAGCACCGCACATATAATTGTCAACAAACACGACGTTACCGCCGCGCTTGCCGAAAATTACCTGGAAATCCTCCAAAACATAATTAGAATTAGAGGGTATGAGCCAGCCGCGCAAACAGCGAGGTCTAGCTCCAAAAGTGGCTATATAGGCGGTGAGAATTTCATCACCCTCCAAAGCCACAACAAAGTCACTGGGTTCAACTCCAATAACAATGTCCTGCAGCCCAAAGGCTACAAAACGGCAATCCTTAAAACCATGTGATGCGGAAGAACTAAAATGTTCAACGGCATCAGACATAGTAGAATAGCCATGAGCTGAAATTTCCTGATCACTTGCAACTGCAAGTGTCAATTGGTTGATAGACATTGTGCACAGTTATCGGTTTCAATAGTGACGGAACACTATATCCACACACCACACTGACAGAACAGCGTGGGGCCACTAAGGACACAAGTACGTGACGGAACACGTCAAGTGCAACCCCTAGGAGCACGACACTT